GAGACCTTCCCGTCAGAACCTTCGAAGAGTGCTGCATCCGGTGGCTGCGGGAAAAGGACCATAAGCGATCGCTGGATGATGACAAAACCAAAATTGAGTTTTGGCTGCAGCATTTTTCCGGCCGTGATGTCTCGAAGATAACGGCGGAGGAAGTTCATGAAGCCGTTAACGGGATGATCAACCGTAAGCACCTGCAGGTTTGGGAGAGTAAACGTGATTCCGCGTTGAGGAAGGGTAAGCCGGTTCCGGAGTACAAGCCACGGCAGGTTTCGCAGGCGACGAAGGCGCAACACCTTTCCTTCATTCGATCCCTTCTCAGGGCCGCGGCGAATGACTGGGGCTGGATAAAAACAGCTCCTGTTATCAAAACCCGCAAGCCGATCAGTAAGCGGATACGGTGGCTGACCAGAGAAGAAGCTGAGCGATTGATCGAGTGCATGCCGGAGAGCATTAAGCCAGTGGTGATATTTGCACTGGCAACCGGCCTGCGCCGCTCAAACATCATCGGGCTTGAGTGGCAGCAGGTCGATATGCAGAGAAAGGTTGCATGGGTAAATCCGGAGAACGCAAAAGCGGGCAAGGCGATTGGCGTAGCTCTGAATGATACCGCATGCAGGGTATTAAGGGATCAGATAGGGAAGCACTCCCGATGGGTGTTCGTTCACACCACGGCAAAGCATCGCCCTGATGGGACACTGACGCCCGCAGTTAGAAAAATGCGGGTGGATGACAATAACGCCTGGCGCGCCGGGTTGAAAAAAGCGGGGATCGAGGATTTCCGTTTTCACGACCTCCGGCACACCTGGGCGAGTTGGCTGATCCAGTCCGGCGTCCCGCTTTCTGTTTTGCAGGAAATGGGAGGATGGGAGAGCATCGAGATGGTGCGTCGTTATGCTCACCTGGCACCGAACCACCTGACCGAACACGCACGGAAAATTGACGCCATTTTTGGCGCTAGCGACACAAATACGACACAAGGAGGAAATCAGGCTGGTTTAAAACTGGCGTAAGTTGTTGTTTCTTAATGGCACGCCCTACAG